TTTTATAAATAAACAATTTATGAAGTATGATATTGATGTAGAGTTTTATCATCCAGTTATTCCTGGATATGCGTCAAAATTCGTAAATTTATATGCAGATAAGTATAACAATTATAACACTAATCATATATTATTTAACAAACAATTCCCTAATGAATTTGGAGCTTTTCAAAGTCATTATCATGTAATCAAAAGTGCTTTATTAAATGGTGTAAATAAATTATTTGTATTTGAAGATGATTGTTCATTTCATAAAGATTGGGACACACTTTTACCTAAATATTTAAATACTATTCCAAAAAATGCAAATGGAATATTATTATATTCATATATGTTTGATTTAGAACCTCAAAATATTAAGGTATCTCCTAGATGGACTAAATGCCATCATTCATGGAGTTTATTAGCATATAGTATGGATAAAAAAGCAATGGAAACATATATAAAAATCCAAGATTCAAATCCAATGATAGCGGACAAAGCCTCTTGGATAATGATGTCAGATATGGATCTAAATTTTTATGTTGCGTCTCCCCCACTAGTAATTCCATCAAAAAAATTAGAATCTACTATTAGAGGAGCTAATAAAAATTATGAACACACAAGAAGTATATTTCTATTAGGAATTAATGAAGATATTTATCAATAAATTCTTTATAAGACTTATTCACAATAATAACATAATTAAAGTTATTAGTTACAGTAGCTTTTTCTTTTGCATTTAATTGTAATTTATATCGTTCATAAAGATAAGAATTTTTTATTTCTACTATTAAGTTTAAAGATGGAATATAAAAATCGGGATGATAAACTTTATTTTCACCATTAAATTTGTATTTTATAGAAGGACCCCGTTCTATATTCAGAAATTTATCATAATATTTTTCTAGAAAATCTAATTCGTATGATCCTTGATAATAAAGAGTTGTATTTTTATATTTTTTGATTTTAAAACTAGATTTAAGAGATTTTTCTAATACTTTAGGATCTTGGTGATTGTGTTCCACATTATATTTTCGCAAATTTGTTTGTTTCATTTTTTCTTCATCAAACCACCCATTCTTATATTTTTTTCTTGCATCACGGCCTTTTTCTATGAATAATTTACGAAAATTTACTCCATATTTTTCTAAACAAGTTTTTGTTAACGCATAAAACTAACTGTTATTTTATATATTCATAAAACTTATTAAATTATAGCACATATAAATATAAAAGAATATGATAAGCTTTACAGATGAATACACTCGAACAAAAGAGAATAAACCAGAATTACGAATAGCTTATGCTGACTTCTGGCCAGAATGGCAAGATGAAAATTTCATAGAACCAATACTTCAAAAACATTATAACGTTGTCATCGATCAAAAAAACCCTGATGTAGTTTTTCATTCAATTTTCGGAGGGATGAAAGAAACTCAGAAATATAAATGTAAGAAGGTTCTAATACTTGCAGAAAATTGGAGACCTAAAAGATTTGGATCAAATTATTCTATCTCATTTGATCCTCATGCAGATACAAATTTCAGACTTCCTTTATGGCAAATATATTTATTATTATGGCCAGGATTAAAAGAAAGATTATTTAATAGGCTTAACCATGATTCGTTTGATAAGTTTTGTTCATTTACTGTTTCTAATGGCGGTAATTTTATGAGAAATGGTATGTTTAATCAAATGAGACAATACAAACCAATAAGTTCTTATGGAAGATATATGACTAATGATTTTGGATTACAAAAAGCTTCAGAAGGAAAGTATTGGAGAGATGCTAAAGATGAATTCTTTTTAAAACACAGACATAAATTTGCTATAACTTATGAAAATTCTCCATATCCTGGATATACAACAGAGAAATTAATGGATGCATTTTTAACAGGAAGTTTGCCAATTTACTGGGGAGACCCAAAAGTTGATGAAGTCTGGAACCCAAAAGCATTTATTAATACAGCTAAACATTCTAGTATGCCATTCGATACAGTAAAGATGTTAGATAAAAATAAATCAATGTTCGAAGATATGTATAACCAACCATTATTTACAGATTCTCAAAAAGATAAATTGGAAAATAATTTAGGAGAATTTGAAACTTGGTTAATTAAAATCATATAATAAATATGAATATAATAATTCCAATGGCAGGTAATGGTATAAGAACTAATGATTATAGTGATTTACCAAAACCATTAGTAAATATTAATGGTTATCCTATGATAGAATGGGTGTTAAAAACTTTAAATATAAAAGCTAAATACACTTTTATAACTAGAAAATATAATTATAAACATTGGAATAAATTATTAAATTTTATATTAGAAGATACTTGTGATAACCCAAATATTATAGAAATTGATTATTTAACTAAAGGGCCTGCATCATCAGCATTATTAGCTAAGAAATTTATAGATCCAGAAGATGAATTAATTATTGTAAATTGTGATCAAATAATGGATTGGGATAGCAAAGATTTTTTAGAAACATGCAGAAAAGAAAATCTAGATGGGTTGGTATTAACTCAAAAACAAGCCACTCCCAAGAATAGCTATATTCAATTAAATGAAAAAGGGCACGGAATTAAATTAGCAGAAAAAGAAATCATTAGTGATAATGCATTAACTGGATTGCATTACTGGAAAAAAGGAAAATACTTTTTATCTTCTTGCAAAAATATGATAGAAAAAAACATAACATACAATAATGAATTTTATATTTCTCTTTCATATAATAAATTAATAGAAGATGGTTTAAATATTGGAATTCATGAAATAGAATTAAATCAAAATTGGGCTGTGGGTACCACAGCTGATATAATTAAATTTAAAGAAAATGGAAATATCAAAATATGAAGATTATAAAGGTGGCTGGATCATAGGCGATTTCACCCCATCTGCATTAAGAACTAAACAATTCGAGGTAGGATATCATTATTATGCAATTGGCCAAGAATGGGATCACCACTTTCATAAACAAATGGATGAAGTAAATTTGATAATAAGCGGAAAGGTTATTATTCAAGGAAAAGAATTAGTAAAAGGAGATGTAGTTGTTATCAATAAATATGAAGTAGCTGACCCAGAATTTATTGAAGATACTGAAATATTAATTGTTAAAATTCCATCAGTTCCTGGAGATAAATTCATAGTTGAAAAATGATATTAATATCTCATAGAGGAAACATTAATGGGAAAGATATTAATTTGGAAAATTCTCCATCTTATATTTTAAACTCACTAAAACTAGGATATGATTGCGAAATAGATGTTAGAATTATTAATAATAAATGGTTCTTAGGCCATGATAATCCAGATTATGAAATTTCATTAGATTTTTTAAAGAAAAATGGATTATGGGTGCATGCTAAAGATGTAAATACTTTACATGAATTATTAAATAATAATATAAAATGTTTTTTTAATGAAACTGATGATTGTTCATTAACTTCTAATGGATATATTTGGACTTACCCGGGTTTGGGTTTAGGGCCTGACGAAAATTTAAATAAATCCATTTGTGTGTTACCCGAACAATTTAATTATGAAAATTTTAATTGTTATGGAATATGTAGCGATATAATAGAAAAATATAAATACTTATGTTAATTTCATTTACACAAACATACGGAAATAATAGAAAACAACTATATGATATTTATTCTAGAGATGAAAAATTGATTGAATTTAAAAATTTATTTGATATAAATTTTTACGCATTTCATAATTCTAATGAAGATACTATTAATTATTTTAAAAAAGTTAATAAAGTAAAAAACACTAAAATTTTAGTGTTTAATGGTATATCATACACAGAGTGTATTAAAAAATTATTAGTTATATTAAAAGAAAAAGAATGTAATTATTTTTTCTGGAGTCAAGATGACACATTTAGTTTTGATAATGATGATTTTGATTTTAAAGAGTTATTAGATTATGCACAAACTCAAAAAAAATTCATGTTATCTTTTTGTGCTGGATGGTATATGCAAGACAGATTAAATAAAGAAGATTTAAAGATTTTAAAAACATTTAATAATTTTAAAATCTTTAAAAATAGCACAACAAAATATCAGTATGTTTATAATATGGATGATTCTCCGTATTTATGTTCATATGAATTATTAAATGAAATTTATGATAAACAATTTTTTAATCATATCGACATATGGAGTGCAGAAAATTATTTACATCAAAAGTTTAAAATAATAGATATGCCTAGAAATATGCCTTCTCAACACTTTTTTCAAAATTACAATATAGTAGGGCGAAATACTGAAAGAAAAAATATAGCAGAAAAAATATTACAAAATAAAAATTTATTATGAAAATAGCTTTAAGTTTTTACGGCCAAATAAGATATTTAACCCCTGCGTATATAGCTTGGAAAAAAAATATAATAGATCCTCTTAATATAAAGGATATTTATATGCATACTTGGATTGGCCAAGATAATATAAATGAGTTTAAAGATTTATTTAAACCCACTAAACTTATGTTGTCAGATAATGATGACATTAAAAAAACATCTCAGTGGGTAGAAACCCCATTAAGGAAAAGATCATGTGTGCGAAATACTTATAATACTCAATCGTTATTTTTCTCTATATATAATGCAGCAAATATAATAGAAAATAAATATGATATAATAATATTAAGTAGGCTTGACCATATATTTTATAATGAAATTAATAGTATTAAAGTAGGAAATAATGAAATTCTTTCTTCAACAGGAATGTTTAATCCATTTATAGATAATAGATGGCGTTCTATATGTGATTGGTTTGCTATTGGAGATTATGACAGTATCCAAAAATTTGCTTCTGTTGGAATAAATTATAAAGATATATATAATAGTGGAGTTCAATTTCATCCAGAAACATTAGTAGGAGAAAATTCTAAAAGAGAAGGATTATTAGTTAAACCAGTTTTTAAAGTAGATATAGATCATTGCTTAGCAACAAATGTGAGAGAATTAGCAGATAAATCAACTAATATTATTAATGATGTACCTGATGATTTACGACGAGAATTTATAAATTTAAAAAAATGAAAATAGATTATGCATTAATGTCATGCAATTCAAACCCATTATATTTGAATTTCTGGCCGGTTGTATCTAAAGTATGGGAACAAAAATTTAATATACGACCAATTCTTATATATGTAGATAATGTGGATATTAATATAAGTGAAGAATTTGGTGAAGTGATAAAATTAAAACCAGTTAAGGGTATAAACGACATAGTTCAATCGCAATTTGCTAGGTTATGGTATTCTCAATTTTTTAAAGATTCTATATGTATAATAAGTGATATAGATATGATACCATTATCATTAGGATATTTTAAAACTCAATTTTCCCCTATAAATGATAATGAATATGTTATAACTAGTTTTGATGGTAACCATATAAATATTTGTTATAATGTTGCTTCCGGAAATAATTTTAAAAAATATCTAAAATTATTTGATGACTGGGAATCTCAAATTAATTTGATAAAAGATGATAAACTATTTTATGAAAATAATGAAATATCTTGGTCTGCTGATGAAATATTTTTAACTAAACAATTAAAAAATAAGTCATATAAATATCTAAAAAGAGATTTAACCACCACTAGAATAGATAGAAGTAAATGGGAATATGATATAGGAAAATTAAAATTGGGTATGTATTATGATTGTCACTCTATTAGACCTTATGATACACACAAAAATGAAATTGATAAACTAATAAACTATATTTTATGAAAAACTATCTTAATTATAATGAAATGAAACAATATGTAGACAATATCAATAATAAAACTACTATAACTCCTAGTAATTTATTAGAAATTGGAGTTCTTACAGGGGAAGATTCTGAATTTCTTTCTAAGACTTTTAATATTTCACCAGAAAATGTGTATCTTGTTGAAGCACATCCAACCCAACAAAAATTAATTGCCGCAAGATATCCTCAATTCAATTTAATAAAATGTGGGGTATTTAATAAAGACGAAATTATAACATTTCATAGCAGTGTTAGTGCCGGATCTAGCTCTATTTTAGATAGATATGATGATCATTATATAGTTAATTATACTGATGTTATAAAAATAAAAGGAATTACAGGAAAAACATTATTGGAAAATAATAATTTAAATAGTGTTGATTTATGTCAAATAGATGTAGAAGGGGCATCATATGAAGCTCTAGAAGGATTCGGAGAAGATATAAGAAAAATTAAAAGTATACATATAGAATGCGAACATAAAATATATTGGAAAAACCAAAAATTATATAATGATGTAAAAGAATATTTAGAAAAATTTGATTTTACTCAAATATATATTGACAACATTAATGGACCCCAATCTAATTCTATTTGGATATATAAAGATTATTTAAAATAAATTTCAAAATGAACGCAGTAGTTATAACACATTATAAAGAAAAAATAGATTGGATTAATAATATTAATCCAGATGTAGATATTTATGTTTATTCTAAAACAGATTCTAGAACAGATAGTAGATTTCATTATTATCCAGTCCCACAAGGGAATGATACAAATGGATATCTAAAGTTTATAATTGATAATTATGATAATTTACCAAACAAAATGTTATTTCTACATGCTCATAAAAATAATTATCATCAAGATTATGATGCAGATTTTATTTGCAATCATGTAAATTGGGATCTTGACAATTTTTTTTCAGTAAATAGCAGAGAGATGTATCAGGAAATATCTATAACTTCTCCTCCACATGTTCGTCCTTACAATTTAATAAAAAGTTACTGGAATATTATATTTGGTAATGAGATGGAATTACCTGATAAATTTATGATGTATGGAAATTCTCAGTTTGTTGTTTCAAAATCATTAATTTTAAGACATTCTAAAGAATTTTATAATAAATGTCTAGTGTGGATAAATTTCGCAAGACATCCTATAAATTTGGCAGGAAATGATCCAGCACATATATTTGAATGGACATGGCATTATATATTAACTGGCAATAATATAGAAAAAAAATATTCTAATGATCAAATATTTAATATTTAAAATATGAATAATTACACAAAAAGAGATAATGAAACTTCAAAAAATATTCATAGAAAGTTTTATGAACAAATTCCTGATGAGATAAACCCTGATAAATGGAAAGAATTTAGAAAAGAATATAATGATGCGGCTAATTTAATTGTTAATTCATCACCGGCACAACTTGATATAGAAATTAATAGTGATTGCACACATAGTTGCAAATTTTGTATTCACGGCACTACAAATAGAAAAAAGGAAAAATTAACGTTTGATCAATATTCTTCTATAATAAATCAGGCTGCAGAACTTAATATAAAAAGCTTGAAATTAAATTATTTAAATGAACCTCTTATTGTAAAAGATCTTGAACGTTATATTAAATTTGCTAGAGAAAAAGGAATGATTAATATTTTTTTAAGTACTAATGGATTATTACTCACTCCTAAACGATCAAAAAGTCTTATAGAATCTGGTATTACTAAAATTTTTATTAGTCTTGATGCTACAAATAAAGAAACTTATAAAATTCTTCGAGGGTCGGATGATTATGACCAAATAGTTGAAAATATAGAAAAATTTATATTCATACGCAATGAAATGAAGTTAAACTACCCATTAGTTCGTGTAAATTTTCTTAAAACTAATATTAATAAAGATGAAGAAAATATGTTTATTGAATTATGGAAAGATAAAGCAGATATGGTCATTATACAAAAAATGAATGAAGTTTTAAACATAAATAGTGGGTTAACTTTAAATGAAGATGTAAAAGATTATCATTGTTCATTTCCATTTAAACAATTAGTAATTTCATCTTCTGGGGATATTTTACCTTGTTGTACTATGTATGGGTTAAAACATAAAATAGGAAATATTTCAAATATGACATTAAGCGAAGCCTGGAAATCTAATAAAATTAAATATTTACAAAAATTACATAAAAATGGGGATTATAAAAAAGACCTAATATGTAAAAGATGTGTAGATGCATAAAAATTATACTAATAATAATGGATTGTTGATATTAAAACATAAATGAAATTACTTGTACTTATATTAGCCACAAAAAAAGAACCTTGGAATACTATCTTAGAAGAAGGGCCCAAAAAAACCTGGGCGAAAATAAATGACTATGAAAAAAATATTCAGATTTTATCATATTTTGGTGATTCCCTAGATAATCAACAAATAGATCAAGATATTTTTCTAACCTCTTCTTGCCAAGATTATACTAAAAAAACTATTGATTCATTTATATTTACTAAAGATTACGATTACGATTATATGCTGCGGACAAATATAAGTACGTATGTAAATATTTATAAATTATATGAAACTTTAAAAACCAAACCTCGCCAAGAATATTACGGAGGATTTACCCATAATATTAATAACCTAGCAGTATCAGGAACTTGTATGATTTTTTCTAAAGATATAGTTTTAAATATAATAGAAAATGCAAATCAAATGACTAATATCATAGATGATATAACAATAGGAAAGTATGTTGGCAAAGTTTTTGGAGAACCAGATCATTATAATAGAGAAAATTTCACAGATCTAAATTATGAAGAATATAATAAAAACATATTTAATATTAAGGATTCATCTTGTATGTTTTTTAGATGCAAAACTGATATAATTGATGGAAAGAAAAATTTACCAGGGAACAATGACTATAGAAAAAATTTAGATCCATTAAAAATGCAATTAATACATAATCAACTAATAAAATAATTTTTAACTTCAATATTTATGATATACGATATAGCAATAGTAATTTCTTTAGAACGAAGAAAAGATCGATCAAATCGAGTATTTAAACATTTGGAAGAAAGGGGCATAAAAAATATTTATAGTCTTCCAGCTTTTGATGGTTCTAAAATAACTCCAAACGTAGTCAAAATAACACCGCCGCATCGACCGTATTTTAGTTTTAAAGATGAATTATCAAGGCTCCCGATAAATTATCTAAATAGATTTCAGATAGGTTGTACGTTATCACACATAACAGCACTTAAATTTGCAAAAATGCTTAATGCTAAAAGTGTTCTTATAGTAGAAGATGATGTAGAATTTGTAGATGATATATCTCAAGTTTTAGATGATTTAGAAAAAGAAGTTGAAAATTTAGATTGGGAGCATATTTATTTAGGTGGGGCTATTCGAAACTGGGCAAACCAAAACTCAATTAAAGTAAGCGAACATTTAATTAAACCTGGATTCACCGATGGATTACAGGCATATTTAGTAAAGGGGACCGGGTTTGATAAAATATCAGATGGAATGTTATCGTTTAAAACCACTAATGATGATACGTTAAATGATATAATGTTTAGAGAAAAGAATCCTTTGCGAGCTTATATGAGAATTCCAAAAGTTGCATTTCAGATAAAGGATTTTTCTGAATTAGATAGAAGAGTAATAGATAGACAAGATTTAAGAGATGAATAAAAAAATAGAATTTAAAAGTCAACATAAACAAGATGAATTTGTTATAAATTATTTCAAAAGTAAAAAGAATGGAGTATTTATAGATGTAGGTGCACATGATGGAATAACACTATCTAACACTTATGTATTAGAAAAAGAATATGGGTGGAAAGGAATATGTTTTGAACCAATGTCTCATCAATATAAAGCATTAATAGAATGTAGAGATTGTTTAACATATAATTGTGCTATTTATACTACAAATGGAATTGAAAAATTTGCAATGGTAGATTGGGATGGCTATCCAGATATGTTAAGTGGGATATCTAAAGATATAACTCCTCAACACATGGGTGGGATTTTATCAGAAATTGGTAGAATAGGAGCAAAATTAAAATATATTGATGTCCAAACAAGAATATTACAAGAAATTTTAGATGAAAATGATATTACAGAAGTTGATTATCTTTCTGTTGATGTCGAGGGAGCAGAATTGATGGTAATGCAAAGTATAGATTTTAATAAAACATATATTAAAGTAATAGATTTCGAAAATGGAGAATCAACTTCTAATGTTAGAGATTTTCTTACATCTAAAAATTTTAAATTCCATAAAAGGCTAGGAATTGATGATGTATTTGTAAATAATAAATAATGAAAAAAATTATATCTTTTTCTCTTTGGGGAGATAAACCCAAATATATTATTGGAGCATTAGAAAATATCAAATCTCGAGATATTTTCTATAAGGGATGGATATGTAGATTTTATGTTCATACATCGGTTCCTCAAAAATTTGTTGATTTAATTTCTTCCTTAAATGACTGTGAGGTTATCATTAAAAATGAAGAAGTTGGTAAAAAACGAGAAGAAAATGGAATGTTCTGGAGATTCGAAGTAATGAAAGATCCAAATGTTGAAAGATTTATTATTAGAGATTCAGACAGTCGACTAACATTAAGAGATAAAGCATGCGTTAGAGATTGGGAAAGATCAAAACAGCCCTTTCATATTATAAGAGATCATCAACATCATTCTACTAAAATTATGGGTGGTATGTGGGGAGCAACAAGAGAATTCGCTAAAACATTTGATTATGATAAAGCCTTAGCTAAATTTCAAAATCTTGAATACAATAATGCTTATGGTGCCGACCAAGAATTTTTAGCTGCTATGATTTATCCTCTTACAATAGGAAATGTTTTAGTTCATGATGACTGGGCACGTTATCCTAATGAAAAAAATGTTCGTAAAGTTCCTCATTTACGAGATAATAATCATTATATTGGAGAACCTATAGAATTATAATGAATCATCAAATAATATGAAAATATTATTAATAATGCTAAATCTCAAAATAGAACTAAGTTAAATAAAACAAATATTAATTATGTTTATTATGAAAATCATCACATTCTTCCAAGATGCTTAGATGGATCCAATAAAAAAGATAACTTAGTTTTATTAACAGGAAGAGAACATTTTGTAGCTCATAAATTATTAATCCGAATATATCCAAACAATAGAAAACTTGCATTAGCTTTTCATAAAATGACTTACGGCAATAATAATGAAAAATATAATGTATCATCAAGAGATTATGAATATGCTAGAATTTTAATATCAACCATCCCTGTTTCAGAAGAAACAAAAAGAAAAATAAGTGAAGCAATGAAAGGGGAAAAAAATCCAATGTTCGGAAAACCTGGGACACGATTAGGAATAAAAGATTCTAAAGAAACAAAATATAAGAAAAGAAAAACTAAACTAGGAAGAAATAATCCTCAATGGGGTAAAAAAGGTGAATTATCAACTAATTGGAATAGAGAATTTTCTACAAAAACATTAGAAAAAATGAGTATAGCTCAAAAGAATAGATTTAGTAAAAAAACTAATCATCCTAGATATGGTAAGAAGTTATCAGAAGAAACTAAAGATAAAATAAGACAAACCCTTTTAAATAAGAATATATGAAAAAAGTACATATATCATATGGTAATGAAGATTATTATAAAAGTTTAGATTTATTAGAAAAAAGTTCAATGGAAATAGGTAAAATAGATAAATTTTATCGATACACTAGACAATGGTTAGAGACAACAGAATTTTATAGAAAAAATAAATATATTTTAAATGGTAAAAGAGGAAATGGATGGTGGTCGTGGAAGCCCTATATTATATTAGAAGCGTTTAAAACATTAAAGGAAGATGATATAGTGTTATATAGTGACGCTGGTTTATCTGTAATAGGAAACCTTGATCCTTTATTCAAAGTTGCTCAGAGTGACCCGAATGGTGGTAGAGTGTTATTTAAGTTACCAGCCGTTGGTGTACCCCATCATTTAGCTAAAACCTGGACTAAAAGAGATACTTTTGTTCTTATGGGTTGTGACGAAGAAAAATATTGGAATGCTAATATGAGTAATGGGGCTGTTTCTCTTTGGAGGAAATCAGATAAAAATATAGAATTTTTAAAAGAATGGCAACGATATCTAAGAGATCCAAGAATTGTAACTGATGATCCTAATATGGCAGGTAGACCTAATTTCTTAGAATTTAAAGATCATAGACATGATCAATCAGTTTTATCTCTATTGGCAATAAAATATAATTTTCAAATGTATAGAGATCCAACTCAATATGGAAATGAAGAATTAGATTTATTTACTAATTCTCCATATCCTCAATTATTTCATCATCATCGAAATTTTAAACACTAAATTATAAAATAAAAGTTATGACACTACATGAAATAGGAGTAAAATATCACACTGATAAAGCTACTCATTTGCAGGGTAATTTATCTTTTTTACATAAATATGAATCATATTTAAGTTCTAAAAAAGACTTAAGCAATAATATTTTTGAAATTGGAGTATTAAACGGATCATCTCATAGAATATGGGAAGAATATTTTCCAAAATTTTAGACTCATGAGTTCTCTCGAAAATTTAATAAAAAAATACCCAAATAAAAAAAATGGTTTAATAATTGAAATTAAACATAATAGTGAAGCAAAAGCTGAATTATTTAAAATTACTTCATTTTTAGATAAACAATCTAAAATTTCTGAAAGAATATATTGTGTTTTAAATAAAATTACTAAACAACCTATATGTACATGTGGAAATAGTTTAAAATTTTTAAAATTAAATAGAGGATATTATAAAACATGTGGAAATGAAAAATGTATTAGTAATATTCGATCTAAGAATGCAATAGAAATAAATAATAATGTAGATCATGAAATAATTAGTAAAAAAATTAAAAAAACAAATTTAGAAAAATATGGTTATGCATGTATTTTTTCATCTAAAAATGGTATGAGAGAAACTCATAAAAAAACAATGAAAGAAAAATATGGAGTAAATTATGCATTGCAAAATAAAGATATTTTACAAAAACAACAAAATACAACTATACAACGACATGGCACATTAAATATGTTTGATTTAGATAAAGTTAAAAAAACTATTCAAACTAAATATAAAGTAAATCATCCAATGAAAAATAAAGATGTTATAAAAAAAATGTCTTTAAAATCTAAACAAACTAAAATTGAATGGGTTAAAGATAAATTAGATCAAATGGAATGTGATTATATATCTGGATTTTTTTATGACATATCATTTAGATGCAGAAAATGTGGAAACATTAGTACTGAAAATTCTAGACAAACAATTAATAGATGTTTTTTAGATAAAGATGAAAAATATGTTTTTAAAAAAAGTCCATGTGAAATATGTTATCCTCATAATACATTTCGTAGTAATTTTGAAAAAAGTGTTGCTTTAATGGTAGCAGATATTTATAAAAATGAAGTTCATTTAAATAGAAAATATTTAGGTACAGAAGTAGATATTATTATTCCAGATAAAAAAATAGCAATAGAATGTAATGGATTATATTGGCATAGCGATTTATACAAAGATAAAGATTATCATAGAAATAAAAAAATATTAATAGAAGGTAAAGGATATAATTTAATAACTATTTGGGAAGATGATTGGTACAATTTAGATAAAAGAAAAATAATTATAAGTAGGTTATCTAATAAATTAAATTTAATTTCAAATAAAATATATGCTAGAAAATGTGTGTTAAAAGAAGTTATGGGAAAAGAAGCAAAAGATTTTTTATCTTTAAATCATTTATCTGGATATACTCCTTCTACAATTAATATTGGATTATTTTATAATGATGAATTAGTTTATATTAATACTTTTAGAAAAGGAAGAAAGGGAATAGGAAAAATAGAAAATTCATATGAATTAATACGAAGTTGTTCTAAATTAAATTATTCTATAGTAGGAGGATTTAGTAAATTAATTAAGTTTTTTGTTAATAATTATTCTGAAGATTTATATAGTTTTGCTGATTGTGATTGGAGTTCTTTAACAAATGATTTTTATGAAAAAAATGGGTTTACGTTTTTAAAACATACTTCTCCAGGGTATTGGTGGGCCAACGATAAACGATATCATAGAAGTAATTTTATGAAATATAAACTTGTTAATGAAGGTGAAGATTCAAATAAAACAGCTGATGAAATAATGAGGGGTAGAAAATTTTTTAAAATTTGGAATAGTGGAAATTTAAAATATAAATGGCATAAAAAAAAGGAAGATTAATTTAATCTTCCTTTTTTTATTAAAGTGTATTACTTTTAGATAATTCCACCAGTTGTATTTACAAATAATGTAAGATACTGAGTTTGAGGGTGGAAACCAGCATCAACAAGGGCATACCTTGATTTAATGATTACTTTAGGAGCACCTGTTCCTTCAGTGATAAGCTTCACTGATTCAGCCATAAGATATGGACAGAATACAGTTCCAGGCTCATCTGAAGCACCTTTACGTCCAATCAATACTCTTGTATCAGAATATAACATATTAGGATCTACATAAATTGTCATTCCAGCTATAGTTCCTAGGGGATATAATGATCCATTAGTTTGAGTGAGTGTATTAGCAAGTGGTGAGAAAGTATATTGGCTATTGGTCTGAAGAGCAGTAGCTAATTTAAGGTTTGTAACGATAAAGTTAGCAGGACCTCTTCTACCTCTTTGAGCAACAACGTTGCCACCAGCAAGAATAGTTGCCATAACTCTCTTGATGATAGTATCTTGGTTTTCAAATGTAGCTGTAGCAGCAACACCATAAGCTGAAAGACCAGGAATACTCATTGTACCAGTTGTTTCTAAACCAGCAGCATCAACATAAGCATAAGCAGTTGAAGTTATAGCAGCAGTTGAAGCACAATTTAAGTTTAAATTAATATTTTCAACAGTGTTTGCATCTATGTGATTTTTCCATCCTAAAGAAAATAATCTTGAAAGGATATGCTTATTAATAGATTGTGATATCTCATTTATACCAGCATTCTCAACCATTGCAATAACGTCGATACCCCATTGCTTGTTAAGGTCTTGAATTTGTTCTTGAGTAACAGATACGTTTACTTGGAATGTTCCAACTTGAATAAACTTTGTAAATACCTGTAGACCAAGAGCTCTTGGATATTGATTTTCACCAGTACCTCTGTCCATTGGTTCATATAATTGAGTTCCAGATACGAAAGTACCTTCCCAATTAGCAGTATCAGATTGTCCAGAACCTGTAAATCCTTGTACTTGATCTTCTAATGTAGAAATAAGTGTAGGATAAGTAACAATACCTATAAGAGATGAATCTTGAGTCATAGCAGTTGAACCATCAAATACATCGGCTAAATTTAATGTATTATCTACAGTTGTACCAGTTGAATAAAATGTGCCGGTTTTGAACATACGAAAACCATCAATTCTTGATTTTCCAACATAAGTTGCTGTTAAACTAACTTGAGCAGCTGCTGAAGTATCTCCTACAAAGAATGTAACAGCATCAGCTTGAGTTAATATAGTTCCAGTAGGAAGTTGAACTTTAAATGCAAGAGGAGCTTCCGCATTACCTTGTACGGTTGAATTTGGGTTTGGAGAACTTACAGTTCCTGGAGGAGCACCACCTGGTTGTTTACCACCAGCATATACATAATCAAGATAAGATACAACACCTGTTGGACCTGGCATAGGAACTACGTTCACTATATCAAAACCTAC